GTATATTTTTAAAAAACATACCACATATCATAATTCTTATAGACCATTAAATTAATTTTATTTATTTGTAAAAATTTAAAGACTGATAATTCGAGAGCATCGATTTAATATTGTGTTTTTTTGGGCAAAAATATTAAATTTTACCATTTATTTTTAAATATATTTTTATTTATATTACCACTGTTTAACATCTAATTTCTTAATTCTTTTGGTTATATGTAGAATTTAGTTTATCTTTCTTAATGAAAGAAGCGCTCGTATGTTCTTGCCAATATACTCGGCATTTAAAATACGCGTTGCTCTAAATCGTCATTTGGTAATTATATGTGTCAAATAATATTTGTATATTTACATCGTAATATACAATATCTATCCAAATTTACCAATAAAATTAGAATATATTTATCATTATGTATTAGTACTTTAATGGATAATTTAATATGGCCATTTATTTCAACTATATTATCATTATACTTTAATACTATTAATTTTATAAATAGATTGATGTTATTTTTATAGTTTTATAAAAATATTTTTATAAAACTATAAAAATAACATGTCTGGCACACAAGATAAAACAAATATAAAAAACCAAATATTAAAACATATGTTACAAAATGATATCAGCGATATAGATAGAGCTTACAAATATAGAGATATTTTATTTGATTTTAGTGTTATCACACAATTAACAATAACTTTAAGTACAGCAGGTATAATGATTTCTAATCTAATTAATACATCTCAAACCAGTTCATGGAAAAATCCAAGACAAACAATATTTGTATCTGGTTTATTTATATTAAGTTCTGGTTTAGGATCTTTTATAAATCACATAGATAAACAATTTCAACAACAACAAGTAAATATATTAAAAAAATATAATATGTATAATAGTAAATATATAGATCAAAATATTGAACCGTATGATGCCAAAGAACAAATGAAAATTTTATCAATAAAAAAAACCTAAAAAATAATAATTATTATTATATAATTATTATAATTTGCATGTTAATTATAAGAATCTCACGAATAAGATTGTTTTTATAATTAACACATTTTACTCTATATTGTTTCACATATTATCATTTATTTTTTTCAATTTTTTTATTCAAAACATGTGCATTAATGTTGTCATTTCAAACAACTTTACATATTACTAATTACTTTTTATAATTATAAATTTATTTATAACATCAATCATATTATTTGCAGAAGCTATTCTTAATGCATCATATTTTCCATTATTTTTATGATTTAATAATTTATTTGATGTTAATAACATTAATTGATTTGCTATTTTATCTAATTTTTTCAAACAACTATAAATTAGTGCTGTATTACCAAACAAATCAATGTTATCAAAATTTTTCGTTTTTGAAATTATTTTATTAAATATTATTTCAGATTCATTAATGCATGCAAATTGTAATGCAGTTCTATTGTATATTTTGTCAGTTTCATCATACGAAATAAATGTAGGATCTGCAATAATTTCATCAATCAAAAAAGTCAACCGATACTTACACGCAAATAATAATTTATTATCCATTTTATTAGAATGTTCTCTTAATATATTTTCAAATTTCGATAATATTGCATTCATCTTGTATTTACTTGCATAATAATATGCATTATGTTTTTTTTGTATTGTATATATTTTTTCAACAAATAAATTAGAATATTGCTCATTTTCTACAATCTGAAGTGCAATTTTCTCAAATTTATATTTACAAGCATAATATATTCCATAATTATCATTCAATAAATAACTTGACATTTTTTCTTCTAATACTGAAACTGTTTTATTCATTTTATTATGATATGCATAATATAATGCAGGTTTGTCACCAATATTAATCATTTCGTCAGACATTTTTTTTATCATTTGGTTTGCAATATCATCTAAATTATTATAACATGCTATAGTTAATAATGTACAATCATTATCATAATAATTTTCTATAATTTCAACATTGACACACGGTAAAATTAAATTAATTATATCTATTTGTTTATACAAACACGCCCAATATAATGCAGAATATCCATTATTATCAATATGATTAAAAATATTATATTTATTTTCTTTATTATCCTCTACATATTTATAAACTTTGTAAATTATTTTTAAAGCTACATTTATCATATTGTATTTACATGCTAATATTAAACTATCCTCTCCATATATATTGATTTGCTCTAATGTACTATATTCCATCTTATCTACTAATATACTTCCAACAAGTGTCATATTATTTATACATGCATAATGTAATGATGTAAAACCTTCATGATTTACAATATTTATCATATATTTATAATTATCATCTTGCTCTTGTTCTTGCTCTTGTTCTTGTCCATATTTTTGATCTTCTAAATCTATATATGGTTCAGCCAATATTGTTAAAGCTGTTTGTGTATCATATTGTTTACATGCAATTAATAATGAATATATATCTGTTCTACACATTGAATATGGTTTAAATATATTTTTTAACGATTTTAACATCCTAATTTATTTTAAATAACAATATAGTATAAATTATTAAATGTCATAACCTATAAAATATCAATTTTTTTTAAATAAGTAATACTTAATAATTAGATATAATTAAAATAGTTTATTAGTTGATAACTACACAATATTTATTCAAGAACTATTGCGTGATCATTAAAATAGTTTATTAGTTGATAACCGCATAAGAACCATTATATTTAGTTATTTTATATATAAAAATATTGAAAATTAAATTAATTATGTAGATATCAATTACAATATACTATATTATATTATAAATGACGAGCCAATTGTTTGTATCTGTTATTGGCAAATCAAATGTTGGAAAACAAACGGTAATTAATTCAATAACTATTGATCCTGATAGTAAATCAGAAATTACTTATCAGCCAGAAGATTTTTTGTCTGAAACAGAAAAAGATCTTAAAAATACACAAATAAAATTTAGTAAATATACTCTTCATTCAGAAGATGTATCATTTATTGATACATTTGAAACAAACATAATTATATATGTGAATAGTTTAACAACATTTGATTATGAATATGATTTACATATAATTTTTAAACTAAATGACATTATTAAAAATAGTTCTAGTAAAAAATTAATAGTACTTATTAATTATAATGATGACAATATAACATTTGAAAAATCCGATTCAATTAAATTATTTAAATTAGAATTAGAAAAACAAAAAATTGATATGCATTTATATGATGCAAAAAAAATATTTATAAATAGATATATCTATTATGGAAATGAATATGAATTATCAAATGAATTTAATAGTACTATTCAAAATTATATTAAGATGTTAATTGGTGAGATGGCATATAAAAAACACAAAATATCACAATTAAAACATTTAGAACAACAAAATTGTTTAAGAAATCATTTTGATTTTGATGAATTGTATGAATCAAATATGAATGAATTTGGATTTTGTGATTTCTCAACAACTTTTGAAAAACTATATTCTGGCATTATTATCGACGTTAAAATTTCATCATTAAATAAATCATTTAATCTCATTAAAAATTGTGCAAAAGATGTTTCAACAAAAATAATATTATTAATTGAATTAATAGAACATATAGATGATCATAAAATGATATTTGATGAAATACTTGAATATATTAGTAATAATTTAAAAAGTGATATTCGACAAAAAATAATTAATGACAATATTGATATTGAAACTATTTCAAAGATCAATGAAATAAATAAATATTTATATGATAATTTTCAATTAAGTTTATTGAATGATATCAATATTGAAATTAATATGTTGAAAACTAATAAATTAATTCAAAACTTTATTAATAATTATGATAGTAATATTATCAAAGATATATATAATGAATTAACAACTAGTATTTTAGATGAATCATTGAAAACATCCATTTCAAATTCAAACCTATCTTTTGATGCATATATTAAATTATTTGATGAATTATTTAAATTTGAATTAAATATTGATATCTTTGCATGTGCACTAAAATATTGTAAACATTATATTAATTCAAAAATATTGTATGAAAATTTAAATTTAAATAATTTATCAAATAAAAAATCAAAATACATTAAATATGTATTAGATACATATACATGTACTAAAATAGATATCAAATCATATAATGTATTTATTCAACAAATAAATAATGTATCAATTATACAACAAATAATTACAAAATTTTTAATGATACAAAAAAATAATTGCGAATTAACAATTGCGGATTTAAGAAAATATGTAAATGAATTAGACAAAAATATTTACAAAGATGTAACTATTATATCAACATTAGTAAAAAAATTAACTGATCAAAATAATTTTTTGGATGATGTTAAAACAGAAATAGATATATTATTTGCAAATGGACAATTAACTAATATGTATAATGATATATTGGTTGATCGAAAAAAATCAAATTGTAATGAAAATATTCCAATAAATACAACTTCTAATTTAGAATCATCAACTGTTGAAATCGAATTAAAGAAAAGTAAAAAAAAAGTTGAATTATCGAAATAATTTTATTTTATTGTTTATTTTTTAGATATTCCTAATATGTTAAATATTGTTTTTGGTATAAAGGTTATTATGTTAAATAACATTGACAGAAGATAATTTTTTGCATTACTTGGACCAATTTCATCATTACTATTATTAACTTGTTTGATCGTTTTATTATTTTAAATTATTATAATAAAATATACTAATTGATGTAATTTTTTTACACCATAAGGTAATGTCATTTTTTGTTTAATAGATATGTAACAATTTAAGTAATTGTTAATTATGTATCGTTATATAAAAAAACATACTGTAAATGTCAAAAAATAGATTAGCTGTAGTTGATTATAATAAATGTAAACCATCTAAATGTAATAAAGAATGTATTAAATCATGTCCTCCTCAAAAAAGTGGTAAAATAGTGATTGATATTGAAGATGTTATTATAAATTCTTTTCGTAATCAAGTTGCGAAAATTGCAGAAAATCTATGTATTGGCTGTAATATTTGCATTAAAAAATGTCCATTTGACGCAATTAAAATTATAAATTTACCATTTGAAAATGAAAATGATGTAATTCACAGATACGGTTCAAATGGGTTTAAACTTTATGGATTACCAATTATGAAAACAAATTGTGTTATTGGTTTGATTGGTTCAAATGGTATAGGTAAAACTACATTAATTGAAATTTTATCAAATATAATTCGACCTAATTTTGCAACAAATAATGTTTTTGATATTAAATCTATTATTACAAAATATCGTGGTTCTGTATTAAATTTCAAAAACTCAAAAATCATTTTTTAACTAATAATATATCTATATCGGTAATTGATTTTATAAATTCATATTATTTTAATTTGTTAGAACTAAACAATATACTAACAAATTCAATTAATAAATTATCTGGAGGTGAATTACAAAAATTAATGTGTTTTGTAACTTATATAACCAATGCAGATATTTATATTTTTGACGAACCATCAAATTTTTTAGATGTAAAACAACGTTTAATAATTAGTTCAATGATTCAAGAATTAAAAGATACAAATAAATATGTATTAGTTATTGAACATGATTTATCAATGTTGGATTATATTTCAGATGAATTGTATATTTTATTTGGTATATCTGGTGCATATGGTATTGTTTCAAAACCATTAACGACATTAGAAGGTATAAATATGTATTTATCTGGATATATTTCAACACAAAATATTCGATTTAGATCAGACGAATTTGATTTCACATTAGTTGATGAAATATCTACTAATCAAATATTACCAAATAATGACCATTTAAATTCAATTGAACAAAATACTATCGAATTTGAATATTTTAAATTAATCATACCAAATTTGTCTTTTTCCACAAAATCATCTATTCATCTAATACTTGGTGAGAATGGTACCGGGAAAACAACTTTTATTAAATATCTCGCATATAAATTACAATTAAATATTTCCACAAAAGAACAATATCTTAATATAAATAAATATAAACAACAAGATGGTAATTATCTAACAGTTGAAGAAAGTTTTTATAAATATATCCAATCTGCTTATTGTGATTCTACATTTGTTCATTCTGTAATAAGACCATTTGAAATAGATCAAATTATTAATAAAACCATTAGATAAATTATCTGGAGGTGAATTACAAAAAGTAATGATAATATTATGTTTAGGAAACTTAGAGGCAGATATATATTTAATAGATGAACCATCTGCACATTTAGATATTGATAAAAGATTAAAATTAACAAAAATAATTAGAAATCATATCTTGACAAATAATAAATGTGCTTTTGTTATTGAACATGATATTATGATGGCGGTCGCATTATCACAAGATACTAATAATAGAATTATTATGATAGAACAATTAGTTGGAGTAAATGAAGTAAATGAAAAGAGAACTTCAATTGTTTCTAATTTAATGGATTTTAATACTGGAATAAATTTATTTTTGAAATCATTAAATATTACAATGCGAACTTCTACTAATGGTAGACCTCGTATCAATAAATTAAATTCCCAATTAGATAAACAACAAAAAAATAATAATCGTTATTATGGTTAAATCAAAAAATATTTAATTTTTATAATATATAGTATGTTTTATGTTATATATAATTTGATGTAATAGTAAATTAATATAAAATTATTTAATTGATTATTTTGTATGAATAAGTAATATATATAATGGTTTGGAATATTTTATATCACTGTTATAGTTGTACTCAAGATATTCGGCGAATTACTCTGACTAATAAAATTTCTGATAATGATCTAGTTAAATTAATTAAATTACTATATCCTACAAATTGTGACAGATGTAATGATACTATATATCATGATGTAAAATATAAATATTATTGTTTATTTAATTGTTGTACAAATGATATAAATATTAAAATAAATAAGCAAACAACAGATGATGAATTGATAAAAGAAATAACATTAAAATTTCCAAAAAATTGTAAAAAATGTACAAACATTGTGTGTAAAACCATTAAAAATAATTATTATTGTTTATTCTATTGTAATGATTTTGATTATTCAAATATTTATATATATGATAAAATTTCAGACACAAATATATTACATAAAATAAAAAGTGTTTATCCTACAAATTGTACAAAATGTAATTTGATTTTATGTAATAAAATTAAATTAAAATATTATTGTTTATTTAATTGTTCAACTAATGAAGATAAAATAATCATTACTGATAAAATATCAGATAATGTATTATTAAATAACATACAATTAACGTATACTAACAATTGTGAAAAATGCAACGACATATTATATAAAAAAATAAAGCAAAAATATTATTGTAGGTTTAATTGTATAAATACAGTACCTGACTTAAATATAATTAATAAAATTCCAGATTATGAAATTATTAAAAAAATAAAATATTTTTATCCAAATAATTGTATAAAATGTTGTAATAAAATATGTAATCAAATTAAACAAAATAATTATTGTTTATTTTATTGTAAAAATGAAATTACTTTAGTAGATTATGATTTTGTTAAAAACACAAATGACATAAATATTGATAAATTAACAAAATATATTGATGATATTACAGAAATGTCATGTAAAAAATGCAAAAAATATTTTATGAAACAACTCAAAGGAATATACTATGAATTTATCGCAAACAAAAAGTTTAATGATATTAATTTTTTGAATTCCGTTTTAAAAATTTATGGATATTCAGAAGAAACAACACATGAAAATGCAATTAATCAAATTAAAAAAAATATATTTATTAATGTATACGATTTATTAGATGGTAAATATGATAAACGCCATAAAACAATTGAAGATTTAGCAGATTATACAATGGAAAATAATTTGAAATTTCCAATAAAGAATGCTCATTCTATACATTTTAAAGAATATTTATTTTATTTACGTCAACATATGTATCAATATATCGTTGCATGAATAATTATAATTATAAATGACATACTCCAAAAACATGGACAAACAGTTTGTAAAATAATCAAAAAAAATTGAAACTATAATAAGTTATTATATTATAATAAGTTATTATAATATTATAATAACTTATTATATTATAATAACTTATGTCGTTATTTACACCACATATATATTCAAAACAATATTATGAAAGCAAAAATGTATTATCATTATGTCTATATAAATATAATCCAATAGAAATAGATAAATATTTGCAAATATATGATATTGGTTTTGCATTATTTGAAAATAATATATATTATTTCAATAATTTATTTGTACATCATTGTATAGGAATTAGTGGTCATCCATTTCAACCAATTATTAAATTGTTATCAATACATTGTAGGAATAGTAATTATCCAGAATTAAACTCGATTTTATTAGATATATATAATACACCAAACTATAAAAAAATAAATTTAATTAATTGTTTAACTTTTTTATTACAAGATAGAGATATATTATGTGATTTGCAAGATTGTACTAGTTTTGATATTATGTTTAATCATTTTTATGATAAATATTATATTGGAATAATTGATACAAATAATCATTATCCGTATGAAGAACATCTATTTTTATACACAAAATTTCCAATTAATATTGAGTACAATTATGAGTTAATAAGTGTAATTATTTATGATTCAATAATAGGAGAATATTCAATAATTATTAAACAATATAATCATTTTTATCATTATTTGAATAATTATATCATAAAATGCGATGAAAATTATCTTAATGATATAATTATTAATAAAATATATGGATATTTCTATAAAAAAACAATAAATAATAATCAAAAGAATTAATAAATTCGAGGTTAATAATCTAAATTTTATTAATTTAATTTACAATACATAAAGTTATTTTTAGTTTTTTATTGGTTTTTTAAAAAAAAAATATTTTATAAATTT